CATGCACTACGTTTATGCGCTACGGGTGGACGCGCCTCGCACATTGACAAGCGCACTGCCGGGTGGATCGACGGTCACCGTGATCGCGCTCACAGCTTCGTCGGTGGCGCTGTCGGGATCAGCGCCACCGACCACGTTGACGATGGTGCCCTTCGGCCGCACCACCACCAACACCTTCGCCGTGTCGATCTCGGGCGGGGTCGGCTCGGGCTGCGGCTCGCCGCCTTCCATCAATGTTTGCACTTCGCGCAACATGGTGTCGGCGTCGCTGCGAAGCTCGACTTCCTCGCGGTTGACCGGACCCCAATGATTGCGCCGGTAGCGCAAGCCGAGCGCGGTCACGAAGGCGTGGAACGCGGGCGCGTACTTGGACAGGAATTGATACTTCGCGCCGTCGCCCGTGCCGAAGTTGCCGAGATCGTTGCTGTCCGGCGACACGCCATTCTGGAACGTCGCCAGGAAGCCGTTCGGGTTTGACCAGTACGCGGGCAGCAACGGCGGGATGCTGGCGCTCGCGGTGGCGATATTCCATGACGTTTGGTACATGCCCGCTTCGGCGGTGTCGGAAGTCACGTTGTCGGCCGACATATCGCGGCCCTCCGGATAACGACCGGACGATTCGCGCGGCCCGAGCCCGAGCATCAACACGAACAGGTGGCGCAAGGTGTCCACGCCGTCGCGGCTGTTGCTCATTCCGAGGCCGTCGAATTGATCGGCGTACCACGACAGCACGTCGGTGTCGGGATCGTCGCGCTCGGCTTGCGCCATCTCTTGCGCCGCGCGCTGGAAGCGTGTGCCCTCTTCGTCGAGCATGCGCAGCGCCAGGGCGAAGGCGCAGGCGATGCCCGCCGTGTAGCCGTACGGGGCCTGCCCTCGATCGCGCCAGTTGTAGCGCGCGATGGCGGAATTCTCGGCGATGCCGGTGATGCGCTCGATGGTGTCGTGATCGAGACCATCGGTGCCTTCGGCCTTGCGGGTGTCGAGATCGTCGAGCGCGCCCCATGTCTGCGGCCCGACTTCGCCGTCCACGCCGATGCCGTAGGCCGCCTGATAGCCGCGCACACCGCCATCGGTGATGCTGCCGAAGTCGCCGTCCACCGGCACGATGCCGAGCGAAGTCTGCACGCTCGCGACGTACGGACCGCTCGATCCTTGCCGCAGCACCGGGCGCTCGTCCGGCGGCATGTACGGCAGCGGCACGCCTTCCGGCCACACGTAGGCGATCACGTCGCTCTTGGAAAAGCTCTTGACGTTGATGGCGTCGGACTGATTGCCGCCGCGACAGTTGATGTAGCCGCCGCCCGCATCCGACTCGAACAGCGTCACGTGGCCGCCGCCTTCGCGCACCAACACCACGATGCAGCCGATGACCGGGCCGGGCAGCGGGTAGAAGTGCGGGTCGGAGTCGAACGACTGCGCCCACAGAAACTTGTCGGTGTCGGTCGCACCGAACGGCGGCCGGATGCCGGACGTGGCGCAGGCGTAGCCGGTGGCGAGTCCGCACCACGGCGTTTCGTCATGCTGATAGCTGGCGCAGTACGCTTCCATGTCCGGATACAGCCGCGCAATTTCATCGGCCATCGCCAGGATCGCCGGGTTGTCTTCGTCGCCGGGCGCTTCCTTGGTGCCGGTGATAGCGCGCATGACGGAAAGCCAGGGCGGAATATCGTTCGTGTTCGTCGCACGGACGCGCATAGGTCACCTTTCGGTTTGAAGTTAAAGCTTGCCTTTAAGCGCGCGCTCTGCTACGAAGCGCGCCGCGCAAGGGATGTTGGCCTAGAAAGCCATCGTCTAAGGAGTCGCGAGTAGAAGGATGCTGGTCGCGCGCTGGCGTCCAAGCGGTTCTCGGCTCGGGTCAGCACCACGGCGTAGTTGCGGTGGGACCGTTAAGAGATATGCCGGGACGTAGAACTACACGATGTGCGGAACTTCTCTGGAAGGCAATCTTCGCAGGCCAGCGGTTTTAGCGGCATGGCAACATGCCTCTAGTTCCTCCGCAGCGGCGAGGCCGGTAAAAGGAAAGCGGTCGTGGTTTTGCCCTCACTGTACGAGAGGAACTGAGGGTCTGACTGGAGGCAACGGCCAGTCTCAGGCTTATGCGCCGGGATGACCACGACAGTCGTTAGAGCGTTTGGCCACAAGCACACCTTGCGCACGGGTTTCCAGGGTGCGGGCGATGATGCGAGGGATACCGAGGGAGTTGATCGCCCCGAGCTACCTCGACAGCGCACCCTGATTCCCGGTTTTCCACGGTAGAAAGTTCGATGCGAACGAAACGATCGACGCCCACCTTGATGGAGCGGAACCGCGCCGCGAAGGCGTATGTCGATGCGAGGCGCGACGCCGGGATCGAGATGTTCGCCTTTCTGTCGCTGTTTCATCCCGAAATGGACGACGCCACCAAGCGCGAATTGGCGCGCGACGCTACTGCGGTCGCAGCATCAAAAGCACGATGACCAGCAGCACCCACAGCAGGCCCGCGAGCCACACGCTGTAGAGCGCGCCGACGACGATCGCGGCGATCGACACCGCCACCATCCCGGCCGCCCACCGCACCGCCGCGTCGTTGACGCTCACGACGACGCTCACGGCGCTAACGTCTTCGTCTTCTTGCTCAAGCCGTTGCGGCGCTGTCGCCATCGCTGCAACCTTTTCAACGCCGCCACCCCGCGCGGGCCGGTCAACCGGTCATAGATGTCGCGCGCCTGCTTGCGCGCCTGTTCGCACCCCCGGCACATTCACCCCACCCACGATCTCTGATTCGCGTCAATCACATCAACTGATTGACGGTGGTCTCGACCGCCGTTTGCAGGTCGGCGTCGGTGATCGCCGCGCCTTGCTGCTGCACGCTGTCCTGCATCACCACGGCGGGCGTGATCTGCGCCACCGTGGTGTCGGGCGCGACCATGGTGTTCTGCGCCCACCGATAGCGGGTGTTGTGCGCGGTCACGCTCGGCGACTCGCCGATGATGTACTGCGCATAGTGCAGCGACGCAACCTTGATTCGATCGCGGAACGCCTGATCGGCCATCAACGCGGCTGAGCCTGCGTAATCGAGTGCGGCCATCGGATAGCTCCCTTTACGGTTTCGGCCCGGCGAGCGCTTCGTTGCGCACGCGCTGCAAATGCTCTTCGGCTTCCGCCATCTGATCGCGGATCATCGCTTCCGTGCGCTCGCGCGCGACCTTGTTCTGCTGTTCGGCCAGCGCTTCCGCTTCGGCGTGCTGGCGCTTGGCTTCGTCCTCTGCCGCGCGTCGTGCATCTGATTCGCGTCGCGATCTTAATTCAAGCAGGCTCGGCAGCCATTCGAGCAAGGCGTCGCCATCCGGCCAGTCGATCGAGCCGCCGTCGAGCACGCTGCTCGCGCGTTTGAGCGCGTGGCACTTGCCCTGTTCGTACACGCGATGATCGATGCCGGGCGGCAGCAGCGGCAGGGTCAGGCCGGTGTCGCGCGCGATCTCGTCCAGGGTCGCGCTGTAATCGCCCGCGTCGCTGTGCAGGCGGACGTGATCGGCAAATTGTTGCAGCGTCGGCATGGGTGCCTCACAGCTTGACCATCACATTGAGGAACGATGATGGCTGCATGACATTCATCGGCGCACCGCCACCGGCCGCGCTCACCGTGACGCCACCGGTCTCGGTATAGGTCACGTTGAAGGTCACGTCGCTGCCGGGCGGAATATAGCCGCCGTACAACAGCACGTTCTGCTGCGTGCCGCCATCGACCGTGAAGTAGCTGCCGTACCACGGCAAGGTGCCGTTGCTCGGATAGGGATGTTGATGGGTGACGGCATTCATCGCAAGCGTGGCACCGTGCGCGTGCGAGAACAGTTCCGCTGCCGTTTGCGTATGCGTCTCTTCACCGAGGATGGTGCCCAAGGCGCGCGCCGTGAGGCCCGCACCGGAGCCCGCCGCCGCCAGCGCGCGGCCAAGCACCTTCGGCAGCGCCAGCCACTTGTGCGCCGCCCAATCGGCCGCCGCGCTCGCGCCGCGTCCGCCCTGCACCGGAGCCCACGCATTCGAGATGCTCTGCCAGATCAGGGTGTAGAGCGCTTGATATCCCGTTCCGGCATGCGCCGCGCCGGACGATCCGTCACCGATGGTGGTGTCGTCCATCATGATCCAGCCGGTGTCGGCCACGGTCTTGAGGGTGAGCTTCACGTCGCCCGTGGTGAAGCCTGCGCTGGCGATGGCGCTCTGCACGAAGGCGGTGGTGGCAAGTGCGGTCGAATTATCGGCCGTGGGCGGCGTCGTGGTGCTGATGAAGTAGCCGCCGCTCGCGGTCATGGTCGGATTGGCGTTATTGCCGCCTTGGATGTTGATGCTCTGATTCGCGCCCACAGTGCCGCCGACAATGAGATGGATCGACGCGGTGCCGTGGCTGTAGAAGACGTGCGGATAGCCCCCCTTGGTGGACCACTGCATGCCGATGTTGGTATCGGTGCCGACAGCGAACATCTGCACGTTGCCGCCGCCGCTGGCCACCTGTAGGCGCTGCGACGCGAGGTTGCCGGTCGAGAACGTGCCGGTGAGGCTTACGTTGCCGGTGGCGGTGATGTTGGTGAAGGTCGCCGCACCAACGACGTTGATCGTGCCGCCGAAATTGGCGGTGCCGGTGAACGATGGCGAGGCCAGCGGCGCATAATTCGCGGCCACGTCGGCGGCATTGATCTTGGGCGCAACCGCCGCCACCACGAAGTCGAGCGTCGCAAGCTGATCACCGGTCGCGCCCGCCGCCGCCGTGGGCGCGCGCGGCACGCCGCTGAATACCGGACCCGCGAGCAAGGCATACGGCGCGAGATCGCCGGGCGCGACCGCATGCGCCCATCCGAGCGAGATGCGGCCGTACAGCGTGCCGTCGTTCGGCGCTTCTGGAATGCCGCCGCCGGGACCGCCGCCACCGGCTGAATTGAGCGTGCCGGTGCTCGGGTCGAATCCCATGTTCGAACCCATCACCACCGGCTGCCAGTCGCCCGCGCCGCGCCGCCAGATCAGCACGCCGGACGCGCTGAATGCTGCCAGTGACGTGAGATCGGAATCGAGTGGCTGGAAATTACCGAGCCGTCCCTGCACGAAGGCGGTGGTGGCCAACGTGGTCGAGTTGTCGGCCGCCGCTGGCGTCGGCGCGGTCGGCACGCCCGTGAACGCGGGCGAGGCTTTCTTGGCGTACGCCCCGAGTTCGGTTTGTGCCCACGCCGTGGTGGCGATCGACGTGTCGTTGTCGCCGGGCGCGGGCGTCGGCGCTTTCGGATCACCCGTGAAGGTCGGCGAGTTGATCGGCGCGGTGCCGGTGAGCACCGCCGCCAAAGTGCCGGTGCCGGTATCGAAGGTCAGATTGGTGCCGATGATCACCGGTTCCCAATCGCCCGCCGCCTTGCGGTAGTAGATCGCGATGCCGGACGCCGCCGCGAGCGACGTGAGATCGGGATCGAGCGGCTGATAGTTCGCAATGAGCGTGTTGCGCACCCACTGCGTGTTGGCGATCTGTTGCGACGCATCGGCCGGGCCTGCGGTCGGCGCGGTCGGCGTGCCGGTCAACACCACGTTCGGATTGGTCAGTCCGCCGGGCGGTCCTTGCGGCCCGATCGCGCCGGTATCGCCCTTCGCGCCGGTCTTGCCGGGCTGGCCTTGAATGAAAATATTCCAGCCGGTGTAGGTGCCGGTGCCGTTGTAGAGATCGGCCAGCACCATCAAGCCGTTGGTCGGGACATCATAAAACTGCACGACGCCTTCGATCCACGCATTCGGATCGACTTGCGCGGCGGCGCGCACCCGCATCCCGGCCTGAAAGCCGAGCCCGGTTTCATTCATGATGAAACCGTACTGGCCACCGGCCGCGACGTTGAACGGCCCGCTGTCGCTCGTGGCCGACACGATCAGCGCGGCGGGCGCGTACGGCGCGGCGACGATGACGGCAGTCGGTGGCTTGCCTTCAACGACAGAAGTCGTGGTCATCGCACTATCCCATCAACTCGGTAAGGTCGATCTGACCGTAAATCCACGGGCAGTAGATGGTCGCGTTGTGGCCCGCATCGTTGAAGAAGAACGTGCGATAGCGGGTGTTCGATGTCGTGCCGGGAAAATCGAGGACGCGCAGGATGGTGTGGCCACCGAGATTCGTGAGGCCAACAACGATGTACCCGGCATACATCTGATTGCCGATGGCGGTGGTGTCGTTGCGGTAAAGCTGCGTGCGCGAGCCGCCTGCGGTCGAGCCGACCGACATCAAGTGGTCGCTGATCGCCTCGACCTTGATGGGGTTGCACGGCGATGTCGGGGTGATGGTCTGCGTGATCGCGCTGGCAACCGGCGTGCTGCCGGAAGTGGTGGTCTGCGTTCCGGTCGCAAACGTGGTGCTCTGGACTGCATCGCCCGGCAGCTTGGTGCCCTGATCGACCAGCGTGATCGACGTTGGCGACGCCGCATATGCGCCACCGGTCGCGAGACCGCTGTCATAGCTCGCAAAGCCGATGATGCGGAACGGCTTCGCTGAGACGGTGGCGTTGGCGTAGGTGATGAAGGCGGTGGCGCTGGTCGAGATCGCGGTGGCGCTGCCAACACCGGTCGGCTCGAAGCCAGTGATGACTCCGCTGTTCGCCGTGGACCGCCGCACCCCGATGCGTGCCGTGCCAGCGTCGTTGAAGAGCACAAACCACAACCGGAACGGAATGTTCGCGCCCGCAAAGACCGCGCCGCTCGGAATGGTCAGCGACAGCGCGGCGGTGATGGCCAGCAACGAGCCATCGGGGAATTCGCACCACACCGGATCGGCGGCGGACGGATCAGCACCGGCCAGCGTCTTCACCGCATAGGTGGCGGCGTTGCTGGCGTGCGTCTCAGTGATCTTGCCGTTGACGAGATATGGCCCGCCCGCGCGATTTTGCAGGAAGCGCTTGGTGACGGCATCGAAGGGGTCTTGCGGGTCGGCACCGATGTTGAGGCGGCCGGTCGAACGTGTGAGGCGCAGCGTATTGCCGAAGTCACCACGCCCGAGAAGCGTCCCGCTGTCGTCATAGGAATTGATGCAAATGTCGCTCCCGGCATTGCTGCCGGTTTCATCACCAATCCCCAAATAATGCACCCACCGGACGCTGCTGCCTTGCAAAATCGTGATCGTCGGCGCGTAATTGCCGTGCTTGACGAATTGCAGCGTCGGATTTCCGCCCGTCTTGTCGATGATCAGCGACGAACCGCCCACTGTGATCGCGCCGTTGGCGCGATTGATGGTCAGCGGATAATCGATCAGCACGCCGCTGTCGTCGTAGCGCGCGATGCGGAAGTTGCTGCCCGCGTTGCTGCCGCTCTCGGCGTCGGCGTTGCCAAGCTCGGCGATCCAGCGCACGACCAACGCGGTATAGCCGATCAGTTGATTGGAAAGGCCGGACGCCGACTTGTTGATGCCGACTTGCGCACCGTTGACCGTGAGCGTGCCGGACAGCGTTCCGCCGGACAACCATCCGGCGTTGAACCGCATGTAGGACTTGCCGTCCGATGGCGCATCCGCCATCACCAACGTCTCGCCGCCGATGGCGACGATCGACGTGGCCCCGCCCGAGCCGTTGTTGCCCTTGCCGTAATAGAGCTTGCCGTCAATGTCGTTGTACGCAAGCTCGCCCGCGCGGAGCGACGACGGCGCGCCCGCCCCGCCCGCGTTGCGACGCTTGATGCGGATGATGTCGGTCACGGCTAGAACGTCCCGCCATCCAACTCGACGCCATCGATGGTGCCGCCCGTGATCGCCACCGCGTTGGCATTCTGCGCCGCCATGGTGCCGAGCCCGGTGATGTCGGTGCTCGGGATCGACGCGCTCGCGGTCATCGCCGACGTGCCGTTGCCCTTGACGTAGCCGGTCAAGGTGGTCGCGCCCGTGCCGCCATGCGCCACGTCGATGGTGCTGCCGTGCCACGTGCCGGTGGTGATGGTGCCGAGCGTGGTGATCGAGCTTTGGCCGACATAGGCCACGTCGATGTCGATGCCGCTGCCGCCGACGCTGATCCGACCCGCGACGCCGACCGCGCTGATGACGTTGCCCGCAATGTTGATGCCATTGCCGGGAACGTAGCTGGTCGCGGAATTCAGTTGCGTGAACGGGATCGTGGTGGTGCCGACCGTGACCGGCGTGCTCGGATTGGCCAGCCACAACGTGTTGGCGTTGACCGTGCCATCCGAACCCACCGGCACGAACGCGCCGGAAAACTCGTTGGCGCTGTCCATGGATGCGTGGCGCGTGAGTACATAAGGCGCGCCCGCGCTGCCCGCATTGCTGACCACGTACAGGCCGTTGTGCTCGCCCGCCGCCTCGTTCTTCACCAAGAGGATGTCACCGGCCGCGACCGCGACGCTATCGACCGACAGCGCACCATTGGCGTTGCCGGTCAGGGTCGCGCCGACGCCCGCCGTGCCGTTGGCGTAGGTGTTGGCCGGAAGCGCGGCGGTGGTGGCAAGGTCGGCGGTATCCTTGGGATCGAGCCCTTGCGCAATGGCGTCAACGTACGCTTTGGTGGCGGCGTCCTGCGCGCTCGCCGGATCGAGCAAAGCGGTGATGCGGTGATTGCCCCACGACACGTCGATGGTGGGCGCGGCGAATTGATCGAGCCGCGACCCGAGCACGAACGCGGTGGTGGCAAGCTGCGTGTTGTTGGTGCCGTTGGCCGCAGTCGGGCCGGTCGGCGTGCCGGTGAAGCCGGGGCTGTTCAACGGGGCCGCGCCGAGATCGGTCATCACCTGCGCGACGGTGAGATCGATGGGCGACGCCGACGATCCGGTATTGTTGCCCTTGTAGGTGTGCGCGGGCATCTGCCCGAGCTTGCCGTTGGCAATGCCGTTGTTGTTGATGCCGATGACCACCGCGCCGCTCGGCGCGCTGGCGTTCAAGCCATCGGTCGCCGCGATCGACGTGACCCCGGACGACACCGCGCTGATCGCCGACTGCACGAACGCGGTGGTGGCGATCTTGGTGCTGTTGTCGGTGGCGGGGGTGACGGTGGGCGCGGTCGGGCTGCCGGTCAGCGCGGGCGAGTTGATCGGCGCGAATGCCCCCGGCCCGCCGATCGGGATGACGGTGGTGGCGCTGCCGCCCGTACCGCCCGTGCCCTTGCCGTAGTACAGGATATCTTCAACCTCGTTGTAGGCGATCTCGGCATTGGCCAGCGACGCGGGAGCGCCCGGCGCGCCCGCCGTGCGACGCTTGATGCGAATGACATCGGCCATGGATCAGTCCTCAGAAGTTGCCACCATCCAACACGTCACCCGTGACCGCGAGCGCGCGCACCCACGTGTGCAAGGTGCCGCCGCTGTCGGTCTTGCGGCCGTACAGTTGGTTGTCGTTCGGCGGTTCATCGATCATGCCGCCGGGCGGACCCGGCGGCCCGGCCGGGCCTTCCGGGCCTTCAAGTCCGGGCTCGCCCGCGACGTTGACGTTCCACGCCGCCCAGGTGCCGAAGCCGCTGACAAGATCGGCGGTCAGCGTGAGGTTGACGCCATCGAAGGCGGTGACGATGCCCTCGATCCAGGCGTCGTCCGGCACGTCTTGGGAGGCGATCCGGACGCGAAAGCCAGGCATGAAGCCGAGCCCGGCTTCATTGAGCTTGAAGACGTAGCTCGTGCCCGGCCCGCCGATCTGCGGATTAGCGGGCGTGCTGCTGGTCGCCGCGACGATCGGGCCAGCCGGGGCATACGGCGCAGCCACCACCACCGCATCGGTCGGCTTCTCGGTTTCGATGCTGCGAACGACCATCGCTCATTGCTCTACCGCGTCACGCCTTCGGTGATCACCACCGTCAACTCCATCGCCTTGCGCTGATACTCGCCGTTGCGCGCCACGATGTCGGCGATGTAGTTGCCCGCCGTGATCATCTTCATTTCGTCCACCGACACGTCGAGCAACAGAAACCCGTAGTTCGGGAACGCGCCGATCGCGAGTTGATGATTGTCGGTGGTGGCATGGATCAGCACTTCGTGGTCATCGCGCGAGCGCCGCAATTCCATCTCGAACGCAATGCCGCGCAAGTCCAGTTGCGGCATGCCGTCCACAATGCCGCTGCCGTCGTCCACCACGTACTTGAACGACTCGATCCAGTCCTGATTGTTCGCGGTCTCGATCGAGACAAAGGCGAGCGGCAGCGCCAAGATGTTGGACACGGCGTCATCCCCGTTTAGAAGCGCGCGACGAAAGCGTCCCACGCCGCATTCCACGGCGGCCACTTCACGTCTTGATACCATTCGTCGTCCTTGGCCGTGATCATGGCATCGCTCGACCCGAGCATGCTGGCCGGGTCGCGCGTGGCCGCGCCGATCCACGCCCAAATCGCGCTCGCGCTGTCCATGTCGGATTGCTCCGCTGGCGTCGCCGGGCGCGCTGGCGATTGCGTCATGCGGTCCATCTGGATGTCGTTGATGTGCGTCGTGATGTTGCGTTGTGCCTGATCGCTCACTTTCTTGGTGATGCGGCGGCGACATTCGAGCTTGCACGAGTCGGATCGAATCTGATCGGTGATGGTGGGCGGGTTGAAACCGTCCGGAATTTGCTCGCCGTTCGGCCCGGTCAGATACTTCAACGTCGGTGATGGCCCACCGTAATCGCACAGCACGAACGCGCCGACGCCATAGATTTTGACCGGATCGATGGCGATCTGATCGTCGCCGTGGGTGGCCATCACGACGGTCGGTGGCTTGCAGATGTAGAGCGGCATGACTGCCCCCTTTATGCGGCGATGAAGGAATTGCCGTTGCCGTTGGTATTCTTGGTCGGCGAGAATTGCGCGGCGGCGTTGGTGTAGCCGCCCGCATAGATGGTCGAGTTGATCGAGGCGGTGAAGTCGCCCGCCGCACAGTTGGCCGTGGCCCAATTCGGCGAGTTGGCATCCGACCCGACCGACACGTTGAAGCCCTGATAGGCGTTGCTGATATTGCCGCCGTCGCCTCGGAACGAGCCCGACGACGTGACGTAAACGCCGATATACTGCACCCAATACACGAACAGCTTGTTCGCGTTCATGGTGCTCGATCCGTACAGCGACACGCCGCCGTAGCAGCCATAGATCGCGGGCCAGTCGGCGTCGGTGGCGAGATTGATCTGCGCCTGATTGCCCGCCGCGATACCCCACGAGTAGCACTGCGCCACCACGAACGCGGTGTTGGGGTCCGCGCCCGAGCCGAACGACATCGACGTGCTGTCCGACATATTCCAGCCGCTGAGAAACGCGCCGACACAGTAGACGTTGCGGCCGGTGATGGTGGTCGAGTTGTACGCCGCCCAACACGAAGACCAGTTGCACACCGCCACGGTGTCCACATAGATGGTCGAGCAATCATAGGCATAGAAGCCGTTGCAGTTGTTGGCGATGGCCCCCGGCCCGCTGATCAGCAGGTTCTTGAAGTTGGCGCGCGTGCCGTCGAATTGGAATCCGCTCGTGCCGGTGAAGTGGATTTCGGTTTGGAACGCGGTCCTGAGCATGGCGACGTTGGTCACCATATCGGCGGCGATGTTGGCGTTGGCGCTGCCGTTGACCACGAAGTTCGGCCGCTTCGGCACGAAATTCATGCCCGCGCCTTCGATGTAGAGCCGGTCGCCGTCCGGATGTGCAATGGTGATCGGCGCATTGTAATTGTGCTGGACGGGCGAGCCGGTGGCCTGCCCTTGCATCACCAAGTGGATCGCGCCCGTGCGCGCGATGCGGCGGCGCGAGGCCCAATCGAGCGCTTGGTAGAGATCGGAAAAGTCCGGCGTCGGCGACGCGTTCGGGCCGACGATGAAATTGGCGCTGGCCTGAATGATGGCGCGGTCGATGGGCGACAGCATGATGAAGCTCGCGCCGTCATACCGCACCAAGATCGTCATGTTCGGCATGATGTCACCGATCGCCAAATCCTGGCCGGTCGGCAGCTTCAACGGATGCACGCCGAGCGCATTGAGATTGACATCGACCGGCCCGGTGTTGCGGTTCTTCACATAGATCGCGAATTCCTGCCCGGCGGCGTAGGCGGTCGGCGCGATCAGCGGCGTGCCGATGATGTGATTGACGGTGCCGACATCGACCACCCAATCCGCGCCGTTGTACCAGCCGGTGCCGGTGATGGTTTGGTTGCTCGTGCCCGAGACCAGTTGGAAATAGGTGCCGTCGTGCACGAGAACGGCGATGCCGCCTTGCCGAAGCTCGCCCGCGTAAAGCTGCGAGCCGTCTTTTTTCACGATTTGCTGCGTGGGTAATCCGTTGATGCGAATCGTTGACGCGCCCGTGTTGTCCTGCGCGACGATAACGCGCACTTCCAAGCCCGAGCCGTAAGCGTCGAGCGGCGGATCGAGCGCGACCGACAGCGAGTTCGCCGAGCCGGTATCGACGCCGAATTGGTACAGCGCGCGGCGCGCGCCTTTCGTCAACTGGTAGAGATCGGCGTTGGACGGATTGATGCCGCCTTTCTTGATCAGGTTGACGATTTCACGCTGCGGATACTCGATCGCTTGCGCGGGCGGGATCGACCCTTTGATACCTTGTGCCGGATTGCCGTTGATGTAACCGGCGTTGGGGTCGGAGACGCCATACGGTGCCTGATAGTCCATGACCGAATCCTTCCTTACGGCGTGCCCGCCATGGGATCACCGCCCTCAAAGCTGTAGTTGAAGGCCATGCGCGTGTGCGCCGGTTTCCAGCGCTGCAACAAGCAATCGATCGGCGACTCGGTGATGATTTCGAGATGATGGTGGACGCCGCATTGCGAGTACGGCGTGCCGACGCGAAACCATTCGAGCACTGCCGTGTCCGCTTCGGTGAACCACACGAAACGGTTTTCCGGCGCGCCGAGATACCAGCGATAAAGCCCGGTCTGATCGTATTCGTAGCGGGTGTCGCCGACTTCGCTGATCCCGCACTGGAACGGCGACCACTCGCTGATGTGAATTTCGTGCCCCACCCACGCCGACATCTTCTCGAAGAACGCGCGCGACTGGCCGCCGAGCAACGTCATCTTGAAGACCAGCATCTTGCGGCGGTCTTCTTCGCTTTGCGTCTCGGGGAAGCACGGGTCGGGCAGGCCCCAGGCGCGCTCCCAATCGCTCAGCAGGCCGGGATAAGGTCCGTATTGATTCGGCGCGTCGGTGGTCTTGCGCGGGTCGCTCTCGATTTCCAACAGGTCGGCCGCGCGGCCGTCCACGAAGCCCCACGTATACGCGAGACCGAGTAACCCGTTGACTTGCGTGCTGCCGGGCTCGCGCGGCCATGCCTGCCCGTGCGGCAGGAAGGTGAGAAATTCCACGCCGTAGCTGTCGCCGTCACGCCGGGCGTGACGGTCGCGCGCCAGCAATTCCCGCAATGTGGGATCATTGACCGTTGACGTGACTGGCACGCTTTCGCCCCACTGCCAACGGCGCAGAGACGATGCCGTTGTAGGTAATGTCGCCGAGCGTCGCCATGTGCCCGATGCTCGGCATCACGTCGTCTTCGGTGCTGACAAGATCGAACGAGATGACGTTTGGCACATTCATGATCGCCCACGACTTCCACGCCGCATAGATCGTCTGCCCCGGCGCGGCCTTGGTCAGCAGCATGTCGAGCAACGACTCCTCGATCGCCGCGCGGATGGCCGTGGTGTCGGGATTGAGATTGTCGATCGCGACATCGATCGGCTGCGGGATCGGGCCGAACACGTAGGTGTCTTTCACCGACACCGGCCGCCGGTAATCGATGTAGGCCGCCACCGTCTCGATATCGCTCTGGAACGGAAAGCCGCCGTTGTCGGCGCGCAAGTCGTCCATCATGAAGCGCACGGTAACGGTGCCAAGGTCTTCGCTCGCGGCCCATGCCCGCGTCACGCCCGGCACCGCCAACGCCCACGCGACGTAATCGTACTGCGCGCCACCCATCGGTGGCTCGCGGATGCGCTGCAAGACGCGAATGCGCAGATCGTCGTCGTTCTCGGTATCGGTGCCGGTTTGCAGCGTCTCGACGAAGCCGTTCTGATCGACGCCCGGCGGCAGGTTGACGATCGACAGTCCGGCACCCACCGGCAAGTTGCCGCCGCTGCCGGGATCGAGCGCGCGAATCGGCGCGGTCGTGGGCGCGCCGCCTTCCGCCATGGTGATCGATTCCAAGGTCTCGTATTGCGCCTGCGTGCCGGAATAGCCGAGCATGCTGTATTGCGGCAGTACCGAACCCTGGTCACCCGTGAAAGCAGCGGTGCCGGTCGAGAGCGTCGCCATCTTGCGGCCGGTCGAGCCGTCCGCATTGACCAGCCAAATGTCACCGTGGCGATCGAGCCATTGCGTCTCGGCGGTGTCGGGCAAGAGTTGCAGCGCCAGCCAATCGATGTACTGCAACACCGCGTGGCAGAGTGCGCCCTGATTGTCCGACAGCACGCGAAGCACGCTGTTCGGCACCAACGCGTCTGCGCCCGGCAGCTTGGCCCGGATGGAGTCGCGCACCATGGCGCGCGTTTCGGCGAGCGTAGGCGTTACCCACGGCATGTCGGAACCGCTGTTTAGAAGGTTCTAAAGAGGATTTTCGGGGATGCCGATGTCATACCGGCTGTCGATCGCCACCATCCCTTCCCACAGGATGGCGTAGCGCAACTCGATTTCCACGATCGGGCCGCGATAGATTCGGATCAGCGCGTCAATGCGCTCCTTGCCGACGCGCGTGGCCTCGACATCGAAGCGCGAGCCGATGCGGCGGTCGATGAACGGCTGGATCGCTTCGCGGATGTATTGCTCGACCCGCACCGTGGTTGCGCCCCGGCGCGAGCCCGCGTCCTCGATCTTGTCGCGTTGCAACAGCCACAACCGCGAGCCAAGCGTCCAGCCGTCCCAAATCTCTTCGGCCTGATAGTCGCCCCACCATCCGCGCCGGTCGGTATCGTCGGGGTCGGGCAGAATGTCGCCCGGTTGCGCGAGCGCATCGGTGCCGAGCGCCACCACGATCGCCGTCGCCAGCGCCTGCGTGGTGTCGAGCGTGCCGTCGCCCAACAGATTCCAATCGATCTGCACCACGCCCTGTCCGGGGAAGAGCGTGTTTTGGAGAAGCCGGATGTCGGGCATGTCACTTCATGGTGTAGAGGCTGAGACCCCACGCGATCAGGAAGATTCCGATCGCGATAGCGACGATCCACAAGCCGCGCCGGGCGTCGCGGCTCACGCCAGCAACTGCGCAGGCATGGCGTGGATGCCAAGCAAATGCTGGCCGAACAGCAGATTAGCGGCGGCGATCAGCAGGCCGATCAGCACGATGGCCCCGATGACGTACTTGACCGGCGTCACCCATGGCCCACCGCCCATCTGCGGCCCGAGCCAATCGAGCACAAGATTGACGATGTAGAGGATGACCACGGCGACAATCACCGCCACCGCGAACCATACGATGCCCAACGGCGACACCGTGACCCCGCCCGCGATGCCGAACACCGCCGCGATGGTCACGACCAGGGCGATCAACAGCAGCGCGCCGATCGCGATCTTCGCGATCTTGGCGAAGAACGCGTCCGGCGCGACTTTATCGATCGAGGCGAAGAAGATGCCGCCCGCCGCCAGAATGGCGATGATGTTCACCACGAATTGCACCAAGCCAGAACCTGTCATGGCAACCTCCCTTTATGGTGCGGGCGCGGGCCATCCCGCCGTCACGTCATAGGCGATGACGGCGGCGATGGTGGTCAGCGCATTCACTGCGTTCTTCTTGCTGCACTGGACGGTCAACAGGCTCGATCGCCGCGACGCGATCAGGCCCATGATCCCGGAGATTTCCGCGATCGACACCGTGACCGGCGAGGTAAGCTCGACCGGCGTCCACGGGATGCCTGCGGTGAACGGATCGGGCGGCGCGACCGAACCGACATGCGTGAGCGGCGACAGATGCGACAGCGTGCCGATATGCGAGAGATAGCCCACACCCGCCGCATTCAGATCGATGGCCGATAAGGTGTACGGGTTCGCGCTGATGTTGCCGCTGCCGGGCTGCGCCGCGATGCCGGTGTGACTGAGCGGCCCCGCCAGTCCTGGCGCGGCGTAGTGCGGCGGATCGCCGAATGAGGTTTGCAGCTTCTCGTTGATGGTGTTCGCACCGCCGCCCGTGCCCGTTGACGTGCCGACCAACACGGTATCGATGTAGCTCAGCAGCGTGTTGAACGGCGGCACCACGTAGGTGTTGATGTGCGCCACCACCACGGTGTTGACTTCGGCGAGCGCCGTGCCGATGGCGGCGAAGGCGTCGTTGCCGAGCGTGACGATGCGCGCATTGATCTCGGTGACGATGTTGTTGATCACTGTCACGATGTAAGTGTTGATGCGATCGACAAGCGCGCTGTTGGTGCCGTCCACCACGTTGCTGTTGACGCCGCCGACCACCGTCGCATTCACCTGATCGATGATGTTGGCTTCGTGGCCGTTGATGTTGTCGATCAGGACGTTGATCTCGGCAACCAATTCGTTGATCTGCGAGACGAGATCGTTGGTGCCGCTCGCGCCCGCCCCCATGCCGCCGAAGATGGTGGGAATGACTTGGATCGCCATCGCCGCCGTGGCGGCATCGTCGGCGTACCAGTGGTAGTCGCCAGCGGCGACCGGATAGTGCACGTGCGCCTGCCGCTTTTCGTCGAACATTTCGTCGATCAGGTCGCACTTGACCTTTTTCGCCTCGGAGAGCGTGAGGCCCTTCGCTTGCAGCAAGGTCAGAAACTGATCGAAGTACGTGACGTACGGCGTCACGTCGTCGAAGTTGGTGCGCAGCCCATTCAGATTGGCCTGTTGATCCGGCGTCTGATACTCGATCTCTCCCCTTCCTTCCGTCCACTGCACCATCCATAGCTCGGGCGGCAACGCGCTATAGTCCATGCCTTTGACAGAGGCATTATCGACCGAAAACAGATAGGGTTTATCGTTCTGCAACCACCAGCGCACGGCTACACCTTGCAGTGAACGTCCTTTTTCACCATCAGCGGCGACGTGCACCAATTGCCACCTTCATCGTTGAAGATGCGGTGCTCTTGGTAGCGGATGTGGGTGTGATCGTCGGTCGATTGCGTGGACTGCGTGCGATCCTGCGTATAGGTGCTGGTATCGCTGCCGCCACGCGACGATACGAATTGCTGCCCGTGTTGATGATAGGTCTCGCGCCCGTTCTGTTCGGTCGCGATTTCGGACTTGCGGTTCTGCGCCAGCACGTCGCGCTGGCCCTTGGGCTTGAACTTGTCCTGTTGCTGTTGGCCATCCTGTTGCTGCTGGCCAAGCATCGATTCGTTCTGCACCTTGCTCTTGTCGTCATCCGGCGGCGGCACCAAGGCGATGCGGTTCACGCGATCGTCGCGGCACGACAGAAAGTTGCCGCCCGGTTGTTTCTCGCCGTTCTGGCCCTTCGAGTCGCCCGCCATGTGGAATTGCTGATTGTCCTTGTTGGTGCGGAACATCGCCGAGTCACCTTTTTCAAGGTGATGCAGGCGGTGGCGGCGATCGTCCATCGGCCCGTTGACCGGGAACGAGCGGTTGCCGCCCATGAATTGCGTGAAGCATTCCGCGCCGCTGCGCACACGGCCGTCATCGTCCTTGTCGGCGTCCATCACCACCGACGTAAAGCCGTAGTTCTGCGGCGACTCGATGCTGTCGCGGGTCTCGCCCTTCATGAAGTCGCCCTTGCCCTCTTGCATGAGCTTGGAATCGTCAACCCCATGCACGACGGAGCGCGCGCCGCCCGAGACGTAGCCGCGAAACGACGATTGATGTGGTGAAGCGCGGTGAACCATTGCTGCCCTCTCTTTTACAGTCCGGGGATGGGTGCGATCGGCGACGGATCGACCGGCGGCGATGATCGTGGTTCGAGACCGGGGATCGGCGCGATCAGCGACGGATCGAACGGGCTCTGGCCCGGCCCGTTCGGATTGGCGGGATTGGGATTGTTCGGATCGAACGGCGCGGGCGTGGTGGCGGGCTGATTGTTGTCGTGCGTGCGGTTGCCATTCGGCCGGGGCGTCGGCGTGCCGTTCGGGCCGGTGGCGTACTCTTCATCGTCATTGAGCAACCACGGCGCGACGCACAGCAGCGTGGTTTGCGAGCCGCCCTCATTGTCCTGCGTGAACGTCACCTGCTTGATGACCATCATCTGATCGAGGATGGCCATCGGCGACCACACGTACGGTGTTTGGTAGATCGCCCACAGATCGTTCTGCGGATTGAGCCAGCCGTACACCGTGATGGTGGCTTCCAGCTTCGAGCCTTCGCGCCACCACTGTTCGGCTTCGTTGCGCTTGGCGATTTCGTGATCATCCCACACCGGATGCTCGACCACCGACAGCAACGGGCTGTAGCGGGCCGCGCTGCCGGGTGCTTGTGCGCGCTGCCCGGCGGCATCCTGCATGTTCTTGTCGTCACCGCCCGCCGTCTGGCCATCGGTAAAGTATTCCGAGCGGACCTGATCGTCGGTCCACACGCACTGCATCTTCTTGATGTTGATGCCCTCGACCAAATCGCCGGGCCGCACGCTCTCGGGATGATCGCCCGTGAAGGTGAAGCGGGTTTCATCCACCGACACGATCACCTTGCGGTCGCGGCCGATGCGTTCGAGGAACGGAAAGATGAATTCGCCGTGCTGCGGCGAGATGCGCTTGTACGGCGTGGGATCGATGGTGCCGCGCACGCGAAAGCCGACCCCCGTGGGTGCGAGCACCTTGGCGGCAATCTGTAGAAACGTCATGCCGTCATAGTTCGAGTCCTTATCGAGAATGCTGGCGCGCGCCGCGTACCACGTGATGCCGACGCCCTGGATCACCACCCCATGGCTCTTGGCGTCGTACGCCACTTGCCGGGTGATGATCACGCCAAACAGCACGACGCGCCCGGCGAGTTCGATGATCACTTCCTCGCCCGGCACGAATTGCAGCACCGCCGTCATGTCCGGGTACGGCTCTTTCTCGCCGCACGTGAAGCGAAACTGCGCGAAGTCGGCCCCGGCGGTGATCTGCACCCACACCGATTCCCACTCTTGGTATTCGAACCCGGCGACGATGACCTTGGCGATTTCATCCTGATCCTGCGTGCCGCCGCGCACGGTCGCCGGGACGTTGCTGCCGATGTCGCCAAGGCCCGCCTGATCGGCCAAGCTGCCCGGCGCGTTCTTGCCGATGTCGTCTTCACCAAGCTGCGCAGCCAGTCCAGGCTCGACGACAATGGTGGGGAGTTCGATCGGGTCGGCCATGATCACGACGACAAGGCTTTGCCGCGCATCGCCATGAAGGCTGGATGCACGATCTTGTTTTCGCGGCGAAGTTCATCGGCGCGTCCGGCATCGGCATAGAGCCGGTGCGCCATCACCACGCTCGGCAGCGCCTGATTGAAGCGGAAGTTGATCATGCGCGGCAGCGGGCGCGCGGTCTCGTACAGATGCATGACGATCGACGCGTGCAGGGCGATCACCGCGCGGTACGTCATGGCGTCCATCTGATCGGCCAACTCTTCTTCCATGGCCGAGAACCCGGCGTTGATCACGTTCTTCACGTCGTCAACGTCCTGGCGGCTCACGAACGTCATGGCGCTGATCAGATAGCCTTGCGTCATCAACGCGAGTTCGATCAGCGTGTCCTTGGTCATGATCGCGCCGACCGACTTGGCCACCTGTTGCGACGCCACCACCCGCACGTGCTCGATCTGCGCCATGTTGATGCCCGCGCGGCGCGCGAGTTCGAAGCACTCGATCAGCGGCACGTCGATCGAATCGGTTTGCAACAGCCGAAGCCCGGCGACTTTCACGTC